ACTTAATCCGTTCAATGAATTCCATGTTGGTAAGTCCCCGTTCATAGATCTCATTGAATATGTAGACGTCCCCGTCCCGCAGGCCTACGTCCAAGCAGACCGATGGATGATTAAACCCAAAGTCCACACCCCGGCTCACCGCATCGTAGTACCTTGCCTGTTGGGGTATGTCCTTTGTCTCCCACCGGGTAAGAATGACATTGCCAAGTGAACCCCATTCTCCCAGACAATAAACCGTGTAATAGTAGTAATCAATCTCTTTGAGGCTTTCAAGCTCATCACGGTACTCATCATCCAGGAACCTGTTGTCTAGGTACGTGGAGTGATGGATCGTTACCCCGTCCTGGGGACCCGTGTCGAAGTAATGCTTCTTCAACCAGTGCTCGGATTCGATTGGGTTGAAGGTGAGGATGATTTGTTTGTACCCCGGTGTGTGGCCCCTCAATCGTAAGTTCAGCTGACGGAGGTCTCTTGGTTCAATCTCTGAGGCCTCTTCAATCCAGATCCCTGTGATCCGGGTAATGGACTTGATCTTTTCCACGTCGTCAAGGCCCGAGAAGATCAACTGACTTCCATTGGCACAGGTGATTTCCATGTCGGACTTGTTCACCTTAAAGTATTCCTCTAAGTCCCACTGAGCAATCAAGTCCCTGAACAGTTGGAAGACACTGTTTCGTAGTGTACGGGCGATCTTACGTGTGATGAGGAATCGATTGTTCGGCTCGCTGAGTACTCTAAAGAGTTTCTTCTGGGCGGCGAATACCGACTTGCCCGAACCCGCCCCTCCGTACAATAACAGCAGACGGTCTTGGTTGTTTAGTAGAGGGAGGAAGGCGTCGTTGAACACCCGGCTGTCTATTTGTATCTGTAGGGGTTTAGTCGTCATCCTTATCAGCTACCTGTGGATGGATGATCTTCACCTCGAACAAATTCTCCCCATCCTTGCCCGTAACCTCGAGTTGCTGTCTGGCCTTCCAACGATCCCCCTGTCGGTTGGTTAGCCAGTAGATGGCCGCTTGTACGTCTGGTATAACGTGTTTGTCTATGACTTTAACCTTACGACCGTAGACTTTCCCATCTTCGCCCTCACTGTACTCCTCATGGATCTCTTTGTAATCGTACCCCAGGGCGCGTCGGTACAGGCTGTCCTCCACCTTAGCGTCCGCAAGTTCCTTACCCTCTATCATCGCCTCGGCAAACTCAGGGTGTTTCTTTCGCCAATTATGGATGGTCATCCGTGAGACCCCGAATTCCTGGGCGACCATTTCATCCGTTAGACCACACCTGGTCATCCATTTCGCTAGTATGGGGTGGATCTTCGGGTTGTATAGGGTACGAGCTCCTCTTTTGGGCACGGGGGTTGTCCGGCGTCTTTCTAACTTCTCACCCACCGGAATAACCTCCTTATGGTGTAAACCTAATCGAGCATACAAGAGCATACAAAAACCTCCCCCGGTGGGAGTCCCGGTGGGAGTCCCGGTGGGAGTGGGGAGGTGTTAAAGAGGTTTACAGGGGGCGTTACCGATTTTTGTGCGCAAAATCCACTTTAAGTATACCTCAGAAATGGTAGAAAGTCAAGGGGTTGATGGGATTTTCTTGTTAGTGCTTGTCCTTGTCCTTATTAGGTGGGTTCATCCATCCTTTGAACAGGTCTGAGATAGGGTGAGGTGTGTGTTGTTTGTCGTTTAAGTAGGCGTTAATGAACAGTAGGATGATGGCTATGGACAGGAGGGGAAGAATGATGGTTGTCATGATATGGGTACACTCCTTTCAAGGTTCGTTATTTCATGCAGGAGTAAGGTCTGGGCAATGGGGTCCCGTCGTGTTCGGTACAGTTCATAAAGTTCCCGTAGGGTGTTCAGTTGTGGGTTATGCGGACCGTACTTCTTCACTACGGCTTTGATACGGTTGATGAGTTTTTCCGTGTTCATTACCCGTTCGCTCCTTTGTGGGTGATGTTACTCAAAACCTTGACCGGAGGGAGACCTTGACCGGGGCTGCCTTCTGCAGCCATACGGTCGATGTCATACCATGGGACCCCACGTTTGCGAGGGTATCTCCGGCGACTGTTTTTTGATGACCCTCCACCGCGTTTGCTCAAGGACTCCTTGTACGCGATCTCAGCTTTGAACAGTTCTTCCGCCTCTGTGGGGGGTAGAATGGCCTCTGCCTCATGGCCGCATTTGGGGCACTGGTACATGATGCCCGTGCGGTTCATCTTAGCGTGACAGAGGTGGCACAGAACGAATCCCTTCATACTGGTCCACCTCCTTCCTACCCTGGTTGCCCTATTATACGGGACTCACTTGTGAACCGTAAATTGATTTTTCATGTGCGTTTGGGTCTCTTCCGGGCACACACTTCAAACCGTAGGCGCCGCTTTCCGTCTGCGGTTTCTACCCCAAGCTTATGGTGTTACCGGCCCCAGCCTTGATCAAAGAACAGAGGGTGAAGAGGGCGTCAACTTTTTCTCACGTACCCCTTTACTTTCCTACACACCTATATTATAATACAGATCGATCAAGGAAAAGGGCGTTAATGTAGGATCGTTTACCCCTCAACGCCCTTACAAATTCCCCCCAAAGGAGGATTCCCCATGTCGAGTACCAGTGTACCAAATAACGAGACTGTCGTAAAGGAACCTGTACTAGAGGACAACCTGAACATCCTCCGTAAGATAGCCTGGGACTTTGCCAAGCGGTATGAACTGGACTTCGACGACCTATTTCAAGAGGCATGCCTGGCTTGCGTCCAAGCCCTCCCCCGGTACAAACCCGAGAGAGGGGCGTTTTCCACCTTCCTATGGCACACCGCCACCAACGCCCTGAAGGACCTTCTCAACAAGAACACCAACTTTGATAAGCGGCATATGTTCACTGACGATTTCAATATGTGTGCAGACACAGAGGTAGCGGCAGCATCCGACGAAGTTATAGCCGCTGAGAATTTCTCTGAATTGTGGGCTGCATTATCCCCCGAGGCCCAAGAGATTTGTCGGATGCTGTTTGAACCTGAGTCCCTATACCTACATACGAAATCTGGCAACTTCAGGCGTCAGGTTGTGTTACCTACGGATAAGCCCCGCCGATGCCGTAAGATTGTGCAGCATAACCTAGAGGTGAGGGGTTGGTCCAAGGCCAAAATTCAGCGCGCGTTTCGGGAAATTCGGTTGATTCTCACTACATAAAGGCCCCAAGTTGATGTATAATAAAATGTAGAAGTGTGGAGGGGTGTGCATGATTCAGCGCCTGCTAAACGACTATGGGGTACCTTTTGTGTCAGGTGGGACTCACAGTCACAATACCGCGGGATGGATCAACGTACACTGTCCGTTCTGTCCCGGCACTCCGAATTTCCACCTTGGGATCAGAGAGGACGGAAGTGGGGCTAACTGCTGGCGATGTGGGCCCCACCCCGTGATCCTTAGTTTAGCTAAGGTGATGCGTGTGCCCGAACGGGAGGTGCGGGAAAGATTACGGGACCTAAAGGGGCTTCGTATCAGACCCTCTGTCACGGCGAAGGAGCCCAGGGTAACGCTAAAGGCGTTTAAGTACCCACAGCCCTCCTTTCCCCTAAAGGAATCGGGCCGGAACTACCTTGCCAAACGTGGGTACGACCCGGATGAACTTGTTGAGAAGTGGGGTTTGCTACAAACGGGGCCTGTTAGCCTACTTGACAAGATATCATACGCCCACCGTATCATCATTCCGATCCGCTGGGGTGATGGGGTAGTGAGTTTCCAGGCTCGCGACATTACAGGACAGAGTGACGTCAAGTACTTAGCGTGTCCGAAGCAACGGGAGAAGATTCACCACAAACATATCGTATACGGGAAACCGGAACACACCGAAGTCAAGATCATTGTAGAGGGACCCCCTGACGTTTGGAGGTTGGGGGAGTTTGCCATCGCGACCATGGGTATCAAGTTCACCATGGAGCAAGTACTGAACATGAGTAAACTGGCCGACCGTTTCTTCGTGTTATTTGACGCAGAACGGCAAGCCCAAAAACAGGCCCGGACCCTTGCCTCAAAACTACGAGCGCTTGGGAAACGAGCCGAAATTATCAAACTGGCAAGTGGGGACCCAGGTGAAATGAAGCAGGATGAAGCCGATCACCTGGTCCATCAACTAACAAGGAGAAGACCAACATGAACAAAAGAGCCACCAGGAAAGTACCAGAGAACACCCTGAACGTCGAAGAGGTGATTATTCCGAGCTCCATCCTATTCGACCCAGAACTAACCGCCAGGGAACGTCTGTTGTTTGGTATTCTGGACCGTTTGGCGAAAGAATCGCCGGATGGGTACGTCTACGCTACCAACATCGAACTCGGGAAGGTACTGGGTCTGGACCCACAAATCGCAAGCAACGGAGTCGCCAACCTTCGCAGACGTGGGTTCATTGAGGTAGAGTACGGGATCACCGGTCCCGACGGGAGTATAGTGTACGAACGTTACGATGGGAACGAACAGTGGTCCTGCACCCGTAGAATCAAACCGGTACCCCAAGACTAGGAGGTCTACAATACGCATGATTATGAACGACAGACAAATTAGGGAAGCCGTGGATAAAGAGGGTATGTTAGACCCGTTTGTGCCTACACAGGTAAAAGAGGTCTTTCATCGAGGAAGCAGGAAACCTATTGTGTCGTATGGCCTGAGTTCGTTCGGGTACGACATCCGGATTGGCACTGAGTTCAAAGTGTTCAGTAACGCCTACGGAACCGTGGTTGACCCGAAGAATTTCGACGACAAGGCTATGGTATCCGTTAAGGTGGTGGAGCACGAAGCTGTCATTATCCCACCCAACAGTTTCGCCCTTGGCCTAAGTATGGAGTATTTCAGGATCCCCCGTGACATCGTCACTGTGTGTGTCGGAAAGAGCACATATGCACGTTGCGGGATTATCGTCAACGTAACCCCATTTGAACCCGAATGGGAAGGGTACGCCGTTCTTGAGATCAGCAATACCACCCAGTTGCCTGCCAAGGTGTACGCAGGAGAAGGAATTGCGCAGGTCTTGTTCTTCCGTGGGGAGCCCTGTGAGGTGTCCTACGCCGACAAGAAGGGAAAGTACCAGAACCAGCAAGGGATCGTCACTGCCAAGGTGTAACCCACCGTTCACAAACCGCAATCGTATAATACAGACGACAGGGCGGTCCTATACCGCCCTTTTGTGTTGTACAAAGATATTGACTTCCATGTGACAATGTGTTATAATGTGAGAAAGAAAGGAAGTGGTACCATGCAGTTACAGGAGTATGCCCCAACAGCCATCAGGTACGGAGACGATTTAACCATGCCAAAGGACATCTTTTTTCACAGCAAACTGACGCCGGCAGAGAAACTTGTGTTCATGTGTATTTGTCACAAGCCGGGACAGATGAGCTCCCGGACTAACGAAGAAATCTCCCGCCTTTGCGATGTCAGTCATATAACCGTATCTTCGGCACTGCGAAAGTTTGAGAAATTAGGATTGATTACAGTATACTACTTCACTCGGGACGGTGAAAAGATTACCCTGAAAGACGGTAAAGGGTGGACCCGTTCCAGAGCCATTAAAGTGAACTACGTATTCGAGGACGAATAAACAAAGGGGACGAAAACTACATGCGACCCAAAATGCGTTGAACACGTCCTTCGATCCGGGTTAAGTCAGAGTCGAGTCCTTGGGTCCCTAATAGACAAGATGTTAATGACCCAGTAGTATTCAACCACCGCCGACAAGAAGGGCAAGTACCAGAACCAGCAAGGGATCGTCACTGCCAAGGTGTAACAAGTTTCACAACAACCTGTATCATACAAATCACAGCACTTCGAGCCCGGCTTTTTCTAAAAAACCGGGCTGTTGTTATTTACTTTTCCGTCATCATAGTGTACAATAATAACACGATCTCACGTATTCTAAGGAGGAAGAACATGAGCCTAGTCCACGACGACAATCTCCTGGTTGACAAGAAGATTCTAAAGGAGCATGGTTATCAAGTTGCCTTATTCATGGCGGCTGTTCGGGATGTTTTTTTGCAAGCCCGTGATGATTACTTCATCTACTGTTCTAATCCTGAAGCGCACCCTCGCCCCGAAAAAGTAATCTCTGACGACGGGTTCCTTGAAATCACCAACGATCAGCTTTGCGAAATGACGGGATTGAGTGATTTCCAGATCATGAATTGCAAAAAGGCGGCTGTGAGCAAAGGTCTCTTGAAAATTGAGAGGCGTGGTATTCCTGCTCGTCACCATTACCGAATCCTTTCACCTCAACAGGGGGTTACCCCACACGGGAATGGTTGACTGTGGACGCTTCAAAGCTGATGAAAATGATAGAAACAGGTGATGTCCTATAATGACTGACAGAATCCCCGACGCTATAAACCTTTCCCGATCGACCGAGTTCACACAGGTCCCAAATGACCTGATACGTGAATCGGGCTTGTCGTGGAAGGCGAAAGGAATAATGAGTGCGCTGTTGTCTAACCGCGAAGGGTGGTGCAGCTACATCTCTGCGATTGTTAAAATGGGCAAGGACGGGGAAGATTCTGTCCGCTCGGGGCTGAAAGAACTGGAAGAGTTTGGCTACCTGGTACGCCTTAGGTATCGTTGCAAGAAGACCAAGCAGTTCAAGGGCACACTGTGGGGGTATACGGACATACCTGGCGAAATAGATCTCTCCAAGTCAATCCAGATGCTTGAAGAACACGGATATGAACTTGAATACCAGGAAAAGCCACATCTGGAAAATCCACATGTGGAAAACCTACATGTGGAAAACCCGGGCCTAAAAAGACTAAAGGTAAAAAGACCAATGGGAAAAGAAGAAGAAGAGGATGCGCGCAAACGAACACCTAGGATGAAGAGAACGAAATGGGCGGATGAACAGAAGATCACACCATCCATGTTTGATGAGTTTTGGGCGATGTATCCGAGAAAGGTTGACAAGGGGAAAGCTAAGACAAAGTGGAATCAAATCTGCAACAAACGTACCACCGATGAAAGCAGACCAACCTGGGGCACCATTAAAAGAGCCATTGAGGGCCAGCTTCAGTCTGAGCGGTGGCAGGATCCCCGTTTCATACCCCACCCCACCACCTGGTTGAATCAGCAGCGATGGCTTGATGATCCTGAAGAAATGAAGAGTAGTTACGATAACTCTGGCCACGGTACAGGTCCTTCGGCCAATCAACCCAATAGGAGTTCAGCCCAGTCTGATCCCAAGAAGCCGGTCGACGAAGGTCTCGGTCCCCGTCCATTATTCCAGAAGGAGTTCGGTAAAGACTTGGGTGACTGGTTGTTTGAAAATGCCTTCAAGCCATTAAGGCACGTGTACTCTGGTCCCGACGGTGAGTTATTACGTGGAGTGACCCGTTCCAACCTCGCTCAGAGTATCGTCCATATGCTCCGTCAAATCCAAGACAGACAGAAGAACCTGCCATCAGATTTCTTTGACACGCACCCCTATTACGGGTGCATGAGCATCCTTAAAGCCTACGTCCAGCACCTAGAGGAAGCCCGGTCATGGCTGGACACTCCTACCCTTGCTATGTTGGATGTATCCCACCCCATCTTCGGCCGTTTCCGCAAACAGTATGCCCGGGACTCCGACCATCTAGCACGCGATCCATTCACAGGTTTACCGCCTTCATCCGTATAATAAGGCAACAAGGGAATGGAGGGATTCTTGATGAACGACGAACTTCGGGATATCAACGACCGTGTAACTGAGATGATGAAGATTGCCAGGCAAGCCGGTGACGACCAGCTAGCAGAGACACTTTGGGAAGCGTCAATTTTGTTGAGGCGTGCCAAGAACCGAGTAGACAACGTAACCAGTACGGCGTCCTTACTGTCTGGCAAAGGAATAGGGGTGAATTTGTGATGACTTACGGTCCTGGTGTTTTGGTCAAAGTCTCTTATAGAGGTTCCCGCCGATTTGGAGAGCTGGCAAGGTGGTTGCCTGAGAAAACATGGTTTGATAAGGAAGGCAATGAGTGGCACCTGCTTGAGTTTGGGGACGGGTACCTTTGCAGTTTTCCACGGGATGAGTTCGAGATCGTGGAAGAGCCGGCACAGATTTGACGAAGTGTAGGGGGCACGTCTTGCATGATCAGGAACGATGATGAGTTCATTGAACGCAGAATAATCACGGGCCTTATTGTCAGTGACGACTACATCCGCAGGGTGGAGCCCTTGTGGAACCCGGCGTTACTTGAATCTCCAGAACTTCGCATGGTAGGGGAGTGGTGCCTTGACTACTTCCGCAAATATGACCGGGCGCCGGACCGGGACATCGAGTCCATCTACATGGAGCACTTACGGAACGAATCCATTCCAAAGGCTGATGCACAGTACATAGAAGAAGTCCTTGCCAGCCTAAGTGATGAGTACGGTAGAGGTTCCCAATTCAACGCCCCATACCTGTATGACAAGACCATCCGGTACTTCAAAGCCAAGGACCTTGAAAGACACAGTGAGAAAGTTCAGGCTCTGATTGACGCAGGTAAGGTGGATGAGGCTGAGCAGTTACTTCGGTCCTACCAACCGGCTATCGTAGAGGACCAGGAAAAGGGTATTGAGTTGTCAGACGAAGAAACCCTGGACCGTATTGACCGGGCGTTCTCTGAGGCGGCTCAAAGTGTCCTCCAGTACCCTGGCGCCTTGGGGAAGATGCTTAACCCGCACCTAACCAGAGGGGCTTTCGTTTCGTTTCTAGCGCCTGAAAAACGTGGAAAGTCTTGGACCCTAATTGACATGGGACTTCGGGGGATTCGTCAACGGGCCAACGTGGCGTTCTTCGTAGCCGGTGACATGACGGAGACACAGGTCCTGCGGCGTATCTGTATCTACATCGCTCAGAAGTCTGACATGGAACAATACTGTCAGGAGCGGTTCCGTCCGGTGGGGGACTGTGTTCTAAACCAACTGGACCTTTGTGACCGAGCGGCACGCAACTGCGACCATGGTATTTTTGACCACTTAAGTCTCGAGATGTTTAAACAGGGTCAGGACCAATTCATCAACATCAAAACCTTAATGCAGAAGTATGAAGAGAACCCTAACTACCGCCCATGCGATGCTTTTGGGTGTACTGCCCGGATCGGCAGTGTGTGGTTGGAAAAGGTCAATGCTGTCAAACCACTAGACGCCTCAGAGGCAAAGGAACGACTTCGAGCCTTCTTCCAGCGGTACAAAAGGCGGTTTCGTTTGATCACCTACCCAGCCGGCACGTTGACGGTAACGGAAATGCGTAGGTGTTTGGACGACTGGGAACGGTATGATGGGTTTGTCCCCGATATTGTGATTGTGGATTATGCAGACATCCTGTCAAGTGACGATGCGAGGGTAACTGAGTACCGCCATAGGCAGGATCATGTGTGGAAATCCTTGCGTGCCCTGTCCCAGGAAAGGCACTGCCTTTTGATTACAGCTACGCAAGCGGACGCCGAGTCATACAAAAAGGGCCGTCTCAATATGACGAACTTCTCGGAGGACAAGCGTAAGCTCGCCCACGTAACGGCACAATTCGGGTTGAACCAGGATCCTGATGGCAGGGAGAAGTCGCTTGGGATCATGCGGATTAACGAGATCGTTGTTCGTGAAGGATCTTTCTCGGCGGACAGTGAAGTCCACGTGTTGCAGGATTTGGCGGCAGGACGGCCGTTCTTAGAGAGTTACTAGCTTGCCAAGGATAGGGACCGAATGGGTGCAGAAAGGGGATGGCTCATGAACGAGCAACATGGACGCCACTGGACGAGCGAGGAGCTGTACATACTCTCGCGCATGTACGGAGCCTACAGCTACAGGGAGATAGCGAAGAGGTTGGGGCGCACCGCAAGGAGCGTGAAGTGGAAGGCGAATGAGCTGCGGCTGCACGAGATGACATCATCGGATCTGCTGCAACTGTACCCGGAGCGGAAGGTGACGCTATGAGCATCTACCAAAAGGGGAGAGGTGAGGATTGGTGAGCGAGCAGTTGGCGGCAGATTTGCCGGAACCGAAATTTCAAATCGGGGATCGTGTGAAAGTGCTCTATCCGTGGGCTGGTGATCGCGTTGCAACGATCACTGACGGTGCGATGTGGGATGAGCCTTGGGAGTGCTATACGTACGTTGTGGACAACGGGTTGATCCGACTTGAAGAACACGAGTTGGAACTGGTCGAAAGGAGGGCCTGTGATGGGTGATCATCTGAAGGGCTGTGTTGTTGAGAACGGCATCCTGAAAGCCTGCAAATTGTTGAAAAGAGTGCTTCATCCTGAGCCCAACGCACAATGCAAAGGCGCGTACCTGTTGGAGTTCAGGAACACCAAGACCGGCGAAGTGACCCGTACCGGAGCAGTGATTCGTTCGGGGGAGTGCTCCAAGGGTGGAGCGTTAATGAACTTCTGCCCCTTCTGCGGGCACGACATCTCGGCGCATTTTCGAGGCGAGTAGGGAGAGGGTTTAATTTTGGTCAGATGGGGAGCCAACACTCCCCATCATACCCTACCCGATGTGGGTAATGAATATACATTGAATATTTATACATAGTGCAGGTGGTAGCATGAGGTTCTTGGATTTATTCGCCGGGATAGGCGGGTTTAGGCTGGCACTCGAACGTGCTGGACATACATGTGTCGGTTTTTGTGAGATCGACAAGTTTGCTCGTCAAACATACAAGGCCAATTTTGACACAGAAGGTGAGGTGGAATGGCATGACATTACAGCCGTCACAGATGAAGATGTTCGACAACTCGGAAGCGTCGACATTATCACCGGAGGATTTCCATGCCAAGCTTTCTCAGTGGCTGGCAAACGAGGAGGCTTTAACGATACAAGAGGCACACTCTTTTTTGAAATTGCTCGTATCGCAAGGATTCTCAAACCCCGTTATCTACTGCTCGAAAACGTCAAAGGTCTACTCAATCACTCCGGGGGGACGACTTTCGCAACCATCCTCAATACGCTGGGGGAACTGGGGTATTGGTGGGAATACCAGGTACTTAACAGCAAGGATTTCGGAGTCCCACAAAACCGAGAACGAGTGTTCATTATTGGACATTCTCGAAGATTCCCCAGACGAGAAATATTTCCTATCACAAGATCAAGTGGACAAGCTCTTAGGCAACTTGTAGGTGGGACACAGGGGTATCGAGTGTATGATCCTGCAGGAGTTAGTGTTACCTTGGCAAGTCAAGCAGGGGGCATGGGAGCAAAGACAGGGTTGTATGCGATCCCAGTCCTAACTCCAGACCGAGCGGAAAAACGCCAAAACGGTAGACGATTCAAAGAACCAGGAGAGCCAATGTTTACTTTGACGGCACAGGATAGGCACGGGGTGTTGATTAGCCAACGGACGGGCATTAAGGAAGTCGAAGTCGGTTGCACCTTGGATGCTAACTACCACAAGGGATTGGGGAGCAACCAACAAAGGACTGGTGTGTTAGAAAAACCACCACACATTCTGGGACCAGAGGATATAAATAACACCGTTAGGGCTGGTGGCAGGAGATCGCTATCAGCTAAACACAACCACGACACTATCTATGATGGCGTTAGGATTCGCAGATTAACACCACTCGAATGCTTTAGACTACAAGGATTCCCCGATGAACACTTCCACAACGCTAAAGCAGCAGGAGTTAGTGACAGCCAATTGTATAAGCAAGCTGGTAATGCAGTCACCGTCAACGTGGTTTACGAAATAGCGAGAAGGTTCCAAAACGACTAGTGCTTAAAGCGGTACTCGAACGAGATACAAGGAGGAAAAAGCACAAAGATCTAGATTCAAACGCATGACCCGCTTCAAACGCACGACCCGCTTCAAACGCACGACCCGCTTCAAACGCACGACGTCCGTATAATAGGATGGAAGGGAGGATGATCACATTGGTGACTTGCACTAAACTGTATGCGGACATTCCGTTCGCCCACCGCCAGCATGTACACGATGGACACTGCGCCTTCATTCACGGACATAACTGGTCCATCCAGGTTACGTTTGAGGCGGAGAGGCCGGACATCAATGGATTCGTCGTGGATTTTGGGAAGCTAAAGTATCTCCAGCGTTGGATCGATGAGGTGCTCGACCATGCGTGCCTGATCGACAAGGATGATGAAGAGGGCAAGCGGTTGGTCCTAAGCAACCCTAACCTGTTTAAGTTCGCCATTCTGGAGGACGTGAGCTGTGAGGGTTTGGCGAAGTATGTGTACGAGGAATTCAACGCCATGGTCCAGGAGCACACGAACGGAAGGGTTTGGGTCCGGGAGGTGACGATCTTTGAAGACTCAAGAAACAGCGCTACATACAGATCTGAACGATAAGGAGAAGCGGTGTGGCTAAAGTACTTCACTCACAAGCCCAAGCAGGTAGTCGCATCACCGATGAGAAAGTGATCCTACGGTTTGAGCGGTATTTTGACAAGACACCCTCTTGCTGGAATTGGAAAGGAGGAGGCAGGCCGTACGGGGCATTTTGGTTCAACGGAGAAACACTCGGGGCCCATCGGATATCATATCGCATATACGTTGGTGTGATTCCTGAAGGGTACTTTGTGTGTCACAAATGCAACAACCAGAGTTGTGTAAATCCAGACCACTTATACCTTGGAACACCCCAAGACAACAGTAAGGACGCATGGCGGGATGGTCTGTACGCAAATACCTCGGGCCACCGTAATGGACAAGCGAAGCTTACTCGAGGACAAGTCGAGGAGTTACGTCAAAAGTACGGATGGATTACTAGGTATGGTAAAAGGAAACCGCACGGACTCCCGACATACAAGTCAATAGGCAAGGAGTATGGAATATCAACATCTCAAGCCTATTACGTGTTGAATGGGGTAACTTACAGGAGGTGATGCCTTATGGGTACCGAAGCACGCCGGTTTCCGGTGATTGAAATCTTCGGTCCTACTTAACCCTTCAGGGAGAAGGGGTTATGATTGGCACCCAGACTCTATTCATCAGATTTGGTGGTTGTGATTACCTTTGCAACTGGTGTGATTCACTGTACGCCGTCAAGCCAGAGGAAGTTCGTAGGAACGCAACCTTCATGACGGCAGGGGAAATTGTGGAGAAGGTACAGGAGCTCAGTACGACCACTCCCTGGGTTACGTTGTCAGGTGGCAATCCCGCTTTGTTTGACCTGGATGAGTTGGTCGTTGCGTTAGGTCAGTCTGGTTACCGTATCGCTGTGGAGACACAGGGTACGATGTGGAAGGACTGGCTACTAAAGTGTGAGGTCATTACCACCTCCCCCAAACCACCAAGCTCCGGTATGGTTACCGACTGGGACAAGCTACGGCGGTTCTACGAATCCCATAACACAGTCCTCAAGATTGTCATTTTCGACGACAAGGACCTTGATTATGCGGAGAACGTGGTTCGTAGGTTTCCAGGTTGGGACCTGTTTCTGCAGGTAGGCAACGATGTGGGCAAAGACGACCTGGAGAGTCTGGTTAGTAAGCTGAAGTGGCTAACCAACGAAACTATGAAGCGACCTTCTCTTTCCCATGCCGTTGTTCTGCCACAACTCCACGTCCTCATGTGGGGGAACAAAAAAGGCGTGTAAGGTGTCAAAAAGGACTTGACGACCCCTCACTTATATTGTATAGTATAAATCAAGAGGGGTTCGTCACCCCTAACACATCAAAGGAGAGGATACATTATGGCAGTAACGAAGGCACGGTTGGTTAAGGCGGCGGAGAACTTGAACAAGGTGTTGGGTCTGGAGCCGGCGATCGACGTTAAGGCGGATAAAGATACCTTAGCGGCCGACATCCTGGAGGCGGCAGAACTATTGGTCCCGGAGGATGACATATCCGAGGCCACCCTGAAGGTAATCGCTGATCTCGAGACGGCCCGGGACGTCGGGGAACTTGACGCCGACGCAGAAACGACCGTTACAACCAACACAACCACTGAGGACGACTTAGAGACGGCTGAGGACACCTCCGACAAGGAAACCGCCGAGGAAACGGAGAAGACACCGACTAACGACAAGGTTCCGGCCAAGAAGGCCAAGGCCAAGTCGGTACCCAAGGCCAAGGAAACCAAGAAAAAGCACAAAACCACGCCGCTTGGCTCCCGTGTAGGTACGCAGGCAGAAAAAATGGACCTCATTATGTTGAACGCAGACGGTCCGTTGACGGTGGAAGAACTTTCGGAAAAGTCCGGGTTCACCAAGGGACGGGTGAAGATTCACCTGAACTACCTCATGAAGAAGGGCGTTTTGAAGGAAAAGGACGGGCGGTATTATCCACAACCGAAGAAGTAGGTGCACAAATCAATGCCTGGTCCGTATAATAAGGGTGAAGGAGATTTAACTCACCCTTCCTTCACCCTTACTTTTGCAAAGGAGGTCACTCTGAATATGGCTGTCAACATATACGGCGAGCCATTGGAGGCCCCAATCCCAAAGAAAGTTTTGTTGTTTAGTGGTGGCATGGATTCTTGGATCGCCGCGTGTTTGTGGAAACCGGACATCCTTTTGTACTGTCCCATCGGTTCGGTTTATGAAATTTCGGAGATTAAAGCCATACAACGACTTCTTCCCTACTTACCAGAGTCTCATCAGCATATTCAAATGAAGGTGGACCGCCGACTCAACTTGGGGGATCAGGAACGGAAAGACGGCATTATCCCACTGCGGAACCTGTACTTTGTTATGATGGCTACCCGGTACGGGGACCGTATTGGGATGGGTGTACTGGACGGTGAAGTCAACGGGGATAAGAGTCATGAGTTTGCAAGGACTACGGAATCCCTGTTGAACATCTGTTATCGACCGTCCTACTGGAGTGAGGGTAGGGAGATTAAGATTGAGTACCCTATTTCCATGTACTCCAAGGCGGAGGCGATTAAAGCCTATCTTGAACAGGGGTTCCCGGAAGAGGCGTTGAAGAAAACGATCAGTTGCTACTCCGGGGGAGAGGTTCACTGCGGTAAGTGCTCCAACTGCGTAAAGCGGTACATTGCTATGCGGTTGAATGGAATTGAGGAAGAGTACGAACAGGACCCAAGGACTTCCCCCATGATTCAAGAGTACGTTCGTCGCATGCCCACTTTCAACAAAAAGAGGCAATCAGAGATAATGGAGGTTTTGTTTAATGGTAAGTAATAACGCTGTCAAAACCAATAACGTCACGGAGGCCGTTTCCACATTGCTTGAAGCGTTGGGGGACAGGTTGGGAACTCGTTTTGAGGGGGAAAACTTTAAAGACACACCTCAACGTGTTGCCCGTATGTACGACGAGATTTTGGGAGGGCATATCGATACGGAAGAACAGGTTACCAAGATACTTTCGTCCGCCTTCCCTTGTACAAATAACTCTCTTGTTTTGGTACGGGACATTGAAACTTTTTCCCTATGTCCCCACCACCTGCTTCCTGTACGGTACAAGGTGCACGTCGCGTATATTCCGGGTAAAAAGGTGTTGGGATTGTCTAAACTTGCCCGCCTGGCAAACGTCCTTTCCCGACGTCTTGTACTTCAGGAGCAGTTCACTGAGGACGTAACCGAAAACCTGATGCGGGTGAATGGGTGTCAGGGGACGGCTTGTGTGGTTGAGGGGACGCATTATTGCATGGTAATGCGTGGCGTTAAACAGAGTCAGGCGACCACCATCACTTCTAGTTTGAAGGGAGCGTTTTTACAGGAAAGTACCCGTGCCGAATTGTTTGACGCAATTTACGGGCAAGGGAGAAGAACGTTGTGATTGCGGGTGGAAAGGGAACAAAGGTTTACCTGGCGGGAATACCCGGTGGCACTCCCGCCACAGTTTCTAAAATCGTGGAACTGCTTAAACGATCCCGCAGACTGCATTCCTACTTTTACAAAGACGGTACTGTACAGAGGTGGTACGACGTGGACGTAAAGAACGGTGTGGATTTGTTTTTGGACTCAGGTGGGTTCTCCGCCTTTACCCAAGGGGTAAAGATTGACATTCAGGAGTACATCAAGTTCATCAAGGAGCACGAACACGTTTTTACCGTTTACGCAAACCTTGACGTAATTACGGCGGAGGGTAGTTCACGTCCTGATAGAAGGTCGGCCGAACTATCTCTCGAAAACCAAAAGATCATGGAAGCCGCCGGACTTAAGCCCATACCCGTTTTTCACATTGGGGAGCCTTTTGAGTTCCTTGAGTATTATGTGAAAAATTATGATTACATTGGGTTGGGGTTTGCTAAGCACAGTGGACGTATTCCGTTTTTGGACCTCTGTTTCGGTAAGTACATTTGTGGACCAGACGGTATACCAAAGGTGAAGGTTCATGGGTTTGCGGCCACGTCCTTACAAATCCTTTTTCGGTACCCTTGGTATTCCGTGGACTCGACGTCTTGGGTAGTACTTGGCCGAATGGGAGGTATTTACGTCCCCCGACGCCGTAACGGTAAGTGGGTGTATGACGACCAGTCATGGCAAATCTCCGTGTCCACAAGAAGTCCTGATCGTAAGGTGCCCCGTCAACACATCGACACAATGCCCCCAAAGGAGCGCGCAGTAATCCTCGACTACATACACGAAAAGGGGTATGTCCTTGGGAAGTCTCGGTTTGTACGGGTACCCCAGACCCACGAACTTGCGGAGAACGAACGGTGGGCGGACAACAAACCCAAGGATCCCAACGCAGACCGACTGCTTGAGGTTATTGAGGAAGAGGGGCTTTCCAACAGGTACCAATTACGGGATGAGATCAACATTATGTACTTCCTGGACCTTGAAAAGCACCTCCCTCAATGGCCGTGGCCGTTTAAGCGGGACCTTAGAGGGACGAGATTGTTGTAAGGGGCTCTGGTCAAACCGGGTTCAAAGGGGGAAAAGACAAATGAAAATCTACCTCGCGTCAGTAGCCCCAAACAATGAAACGCATCGACCTTTAGGTATGCTAAACATCCCACGCAGATTGCTCAGTTACTACGGCATTGCTCATGGTGGTTTCGTTGAGGAGAACGATGTATTTATCAACATCAAGCGGTTGAAAGAGGGTTCAAGAAACCATGACGACAATGAAGATTAACAAAACGGAATTACTGACCGCCCTAGAAAGAGTGAAGCCTGGTTTGGCGAACCGGGACCTAATTGAGCAGGCCACCAGTTTCGCCTTCCTGGGGGACAGGGTGGTAACGTACAACGACGAAATCAGTATTTCTCACCCTGTCAAGGACCTGAACATTCGTGGTGCGGTAAAGGCGGACGCCTTGTACTCATTCCTGAATAGGGTTAAGCAGGATACCATTAAGGTGACTTGGAAGGGCAACCAGGTTCAAATCACCGCAGGTAAGTCCCGGGCCGGTTTGGTGTTTGAGCAGGAGGTCAAGCTCCCGGTGGAAGAGATTGGGGAGATTGGCAAGTGGGAGAAGTTACCCAAGAACTTCCAGGATGCCCTGAAGTTGTGTCACCCATGCGCGTCCACGGACATGTCTCGACCTATCCTTACCTGCCTAAACATTGACGGGGACACGGTGGTAGCGTCCGATGGGTACCAAATTATGCGGTACAAGTTGAACGGTAAGGTACCCGCACCCTTCCTACTACCGGCATCTGCGGCCAAGGAACTATCAGGGTACACCATTACCAAGATCGCAAGCGGAGACGGTTGGGTGCACTTTGGTACTGATGACGAAACAGTGTTTTCGTCCCGTGTATTTGAAGGGGAGTTCCCGGACGTTTCAACTCACCTTGAGTTTGAGGGGTCGGGTATCGAATTTCCGGAAACCATTACGGAAATCCTGGAACGGGCTGAGGTGTTCTCCAAGTCGGACCTAACCAAGGATATGCCAATGGTGATTTTACAGTTGAAGGATAACAAGTTACTTATCAAGTCCCAGAACAACACAGGTTGGTTTGAGGAAACTGCGGATGTTAAGTACGAGGGGGACCCCATACAGTTCGCCACCAACATTGAATTCCTCATGACTTTGTTACGTCAGCGTAACGCCTGTGAGTACGGGGACAACAAGATTAAGTTCAGTGGGGAGAATTGGGTTCATGTTGTCGTGACAATGGCCACTGGGGATGACGTATGACATGCGTTTAGAAGGATTTTTCACCAAACAGGAGGTAAAGGCCCTCGATGTTCAGAGGGCCGCCTCCTGTGTCTCATGTGGTCTTTACAAGCACGCCAACTCCCCCAAAATGGAACCCTTTGGTAACTTCAAAAAGCGCATCCTGGTCATTGGTGACTTCCCAAGTAAGGACGACGACGAAATGGGTAGGCCCTGGCAGGGTGAAGAAGGTAAGATGCTTCGCAGGGAGTACCGGAAGGCTGGTATCGACCTGTTTGAAGACTGTGTCACCATCAACGCCGTCAACTGCTACACCCCGAACGGACGAGATCCATCCGGGCATGAAATCAACAGTTGCCGAGCCGTCAGAGTTATCGTCACCATCGAGAAATACAAACCCAAGGTCATTATCCTCCATGGAAGGTCCGCTGTCATGTCCCTCATTGGCCCACGGTGGGGTAGTGACGTTGGCACCTTGGCCCGTTGGTTGGGGTGGACTATTCCCGACCGTCATTACAATGCGTGGCTGTGCCCCACGTTCCATCCACGATACGTTAGGCAGCAGGAGAAGATGGACGGTGAGACGGAGATCAGAGTTCTGTGGAATGCACACCTGCGAAAAGCGGCGTCTCTAGTTGATACTCCGTTTCCCTCAGAAGCTACTGAGAATCAGGTTAATGTGACTAACGATACCCTAGGGACTCTCACACGGTTCTTGGACGAGAAACCAAAGTACCTTGCCTTCGACATCGAGACAACAGGTATCAAACCTTACGACCACGAGAAGCATAAGATCTTCTGCATTGGGTTTAGTGACCGTCCCGACAGGGCCATAACCATCCCTAGCCCTAAGACAGATGAGGAAGTCAGGGCCCTGCGCCTGCTCATGCGGGACCGTCGGATCCGTAAGATCGCGGCCAACATGAAATTCGAGCATACATGGCTTTCAGAGATTTACGACATTGAAGTTCGAGGCTGGGACTTCGATACCATGTTAGCCGCTCACGTACTGGACAACCGCACCCAGCAGAGTTCGGGGTTAAAGTTCCAATCCTATGTCCATTTCGGCATAGTGGGGTACGATTCAGAGGTTGAACCGTATATTAAGGCAGATGGAGCATACGGGGTCAATCAGCTTGAATCCTTTATTCGGAGCAAGGAAGGGTTTAATCGCCTGGCAACGTATTGTGGACTGGATGCCATGTTGACGTACCGGCTGGCCCAAATTCAAAAGGAGGAGTTGGGACTATGAACGTGAAGGCAACGACGGCAGACGCATACAAACTCCTCCATGAAGGGGCCCTAGCCCTTGCCCGGGCAGAACTACAGGGCATTCGGGTGGACTTGGAATACTGTGAGAAGATGAAGGTGCGGCTAACACGGAGGATTGAACACCTTCGGAAGAAGTTTCAGGAGACTGAACTGTACGAGAAGTGGCGGAGCATGTTTGGTGCCCGGACCAATATTGACAGTCGGCCTCAGTTGAGTCAAGTCCTCTACAAGGGATATGGGATCACGCCTCCCAAGAAGACTAAGACGGGGGCAGGGGCCACGGATGATGAAGCGTTACGTCAACTCATACCCCAATTCCCCGAACTTCAGTGGATCCAAGACATTGCACGTTGGCGGAAGTTACGGGACACATACCTTGAGGGTTTCACAACAAACCAAGTTGGCGGGTACCTTCATCCTACGTTCAACCTATACACGACTGTGACTTACCGTTCAAGTTCAAGCGACCCGAACTTCCAAAATATCCCAGTCAGGGACAAGGAAGCCAGGGACATATGCCGCAGAGCCTTGTACCCACGGGAAGGCCATCAGTTGGTGGAAGCTGACTTTAAGTCACTGGAGGTAATGATTTCCGCATGTTACCACAAGGATCCCGTCATGATTGAGTACTTGGAGACGGGTGGGGACATGCACAAGGACATGGCGGAGCAGATTTTCTTCCTCGACAAACTGGACAAGTCAAACCCTGCACACAGTACCCTTCGGTCGGCGGCTAAGAACGGGTTCGTCTTTCCGCAATTTTACGGGGATTATTACAAGAACAACGCTGACAGTTTGGCCGAGTGGATAGGGGTCCCCCGAACAGGACGGTGGAAGTCCGGTCAAGGTCTTGTGTTACCGGAAGGGTCTATTACTGACCACCTAGCCTCACACGGTATCAAGTCCATGGACGACTTCGTAGATCACCTTAAGAAAGTGGAGGAGGATTTCTGGGGACGGCGGTTCAAGGTGTATCATCAATGGAGACAACGGGTCGTTGAGGACTACCGCAGGACTGGGCAAGGGAAAATGTTCACGGGCTTCGTGTTCCAAGGGCAGATGCGCCGTAACCAGATCATCAACACCCCGGTCCAAGGTGCGGCGTTCCATTGTTTGTTGCGAACGTTCATTGAAATTGACAGGATTATGAGAAGGGACAAGTGGCGGTCCAGACTCATTGGACAGATTCATGACTCGATTGTAATGGACGTACACCCCGATGAATTGGAAACTGTCCAGGAAACCGTACAATGGGTTGTACGAGAATACCTACCCTCCATTTGGAAGTGGATTATCGTGCCATTAGACATTGAAATCGACGTTTACGACGTTGATAGTCCTTGGGTCAAGTAAGGAGTGAATCAGGAATGGGAGAACCATTGTCACTGTATTTGAAGTACCGACCCCAGTCACTGGATGAGATTATGGGTAATGAAGAAGTAGTCGAGGTCTTACGGTCTCAGCTAAAGGAAGGGACGTTGCCAAGGTCCCTGTTATTCCATGGACCCACGGGTTGTGGGAAAACCACCTTGGGACGTATCGTAGCACGTGAACTTGGAGCCAAAGGGTCGGACATCAAGGAGATCGACGCCGCAGACTTTAGAGGCATCGACACCATCCGAGAGATCAGGAAGCAAATCGCCTACAAACCCCTTGAGGGGCCGTATCAGGTCTGGATTCTTGACGAGGTACATAGGGCCACACAGGATGCACAATCCGCCCTCTTGAAGACGCTGGAGGACACCCCCTCCCACGTCTACTTCATCCTGTGCACTACCGACCCGCAGAAGCTGCTTCCGGCAATTCGAGGAAGGTGCGCCGACTACCAGGTACGTACTCTCAATGACCGGGAAATGCGCATGCTTCTTCGGAGGGTAGTTAAGGCCGAAGGGGAGTCAATAGACAAGGCCGTATACGACCAAATTGCTCTGGACAGCATGGGTCACCCGCGTAATGCCCTTCAGATACTTCAACAGGTATTGGCTGTGGATGAAGAGAAACGACTGGCTGTAGCCCAACGGGTATCCCAGGAACAGACAGAGGGGATTGAGCTGTGCCGGGCATTGTTGGGTGGGGCCCCATGGAAGAAAGTTGCTAACATCCTCACCGGGCTAAAAGACATAGAGGCTGAAAAGATTCGTCGGTTGGTGCTTGGGTACTGCCAGTCTGTACTCCTGAAAGAAGCAAACGACATGGCGGCAATGATTATGGAGGAGTTCGAAACCCCAATGTATGACATAGGGTTTCCGGGTGTGGTTTTGGCTTGTTACCGCATTGTCCACGCCGGTTTCGACGACTGACCCGTATAATAAGGTAGGAAGGAGGACGTGATGAAATGTCTGATGAACTGAATTACCAAGTAGACACATCAATTGACGAACAGGCGTTAGATGTGGAATGGCTCCAGCAGGCGGACCTGATGAGGAAATACGCCTCTCATGCGGCAGCCACCAAGCGGTACATGGATGAGCTCAAAGAACGTTTGGAAGTGGAAAAGGCCCGTTTGGACCTTGAAATCCGCAAGGACCCAGCAAAGTACGGTATCGAAAAGGTCACCGAATCGGTGGTCCAATCGGCCATTCTTATACAACCGGAGTACCAGGAGCTTCAAAGACTGTACCGAGAAGCCCGTTACGAAAACGACATTGCCAATGCCGCTGTTCGAGCCATCGACCAGAAGAAGACAGCATTGGAAAACCTTGTCCGGCTCCTAACTGCGAGTTACTTTGCCGGACCTGCCACGCCACGGGATTTAGCTAAGGAGTGGGCGGAAAAGGTGGAGCAACGGGGAACTAATGCTAAGGTTAGGATGCGACGTCGTAACACAGGACAGGAAGAGTGATGGGTATGGGTTACGCAGAATTGACCTTTGTGGTCCTGTCCTCTGTGCTGGTGATTAGCGGACTCTGCTTCATTGGGTCAATCAGTTGGTATCTTGGCAAGGTGTGGGCGTTGCGTCAAGTAACACGTAGCGCCATGAAAGAAAGGAGATTTGACACGAATGACACGATCGAGTAGGGGTAGGAGGAAATCACGGTTCCGTGGCGCGGTATCACGTAACGCCGCAAAGCAACAACAAGGTCGAGGCACTCAACATTTGCGGCTTCCAAAGGGCGTTTCAATGTTCAAGGAGGAGCCTAAGACCCGTGTCTCCCTGGACATCATCCCTTATGTAGTGTCCGACCCCCGTCACCCTGACAGGGACGACGAATTCCAGATTGCGGTACCTGGGGAGATCTGGTACAAGCGCCCGTATTACATGCACCGAGGCGTGGGACCGAATAAGGACATCATAGTATGCCCCACCAGTGTCGGACAGAGGTGCCCCATCTGTGAGTATCGTCAGGAACTCCTTGATGAGGGAACGGACTGGAACGACGACAGCGTTAAGGCCCTACGTCCCTCACTGCGCAACTTGTACGTCGTGATCCCTCGGGGCCACAAGGACTATGAAGAGGTTCCGCATATTTGGGATATCAGCCAGTTCTTGTTCCAGAATGCCTTGAACGAAGAGATTGGGGAGAATGAGGAGTACGAAACGTTCCCGGATCCAGAGGACGGCTTCACGCTTCAGATCCGTTTCGCCGAGGAATCGTTCGGTGGGAACAAGTTTGCCTCTGTGTCCCGTATTGACTTTGTGGAGCGGAAGAAGCCCCTGGACGACTCCATCATCGACCAGGCTCCAGACCTTGACAAAGTCCTTGTCATCCCATCGGCTGAAACCGTGGAGCAGATATTCTTCGGAGGTGTAGGATCTACTTCCGAGGATTCCGATGACGACCGCGATGACCGGGACAACGACGACGATTTGTACGTGGACGACGAAGATGGTGATGACATCCCTTTTGATAAAGGCGACGAAGATGAAGATGGTGATGACATCCCTTTTGATAAAGGCGACGAAGATGATGAGGAGTCGGGAGATGTCGACGTTGCCGACGACCAAGAGGATGAAAAGACGTCCGAACCTCCGCCAACTCGAACACGTAGGGCTCGCCACACGAAACCAGAACCAGAGCCCGAGCCGGAACCAGAACAGTCCGAGGACGAATGCCCGTCTGGGTACAAGTTTGGAGCGGATGTGGACCGCTACGATGAGTGTGACGATTGTCCACTCTGGGAACAGTGCATGGACGCTCACGATCAGTTATAAGGGTGAACAGCATTGAGTGAAAAACTTGTTCGACGCAGGCGTTCATTGAGTGCACAAGTGGAGGAGAAGGTGCAAGGGGAGCTTTCTCCTCCCCCTTCTCCCCAAGACGACCAGTACGACGGTAAGGGGGTACCCATCTCCACAGGGTCCACCTTACTCGACCTCGCCATAAGTGGAGGTAGGTACCGAGAGGGTGGTATTCCACCGGGGATTTTGGTGGAGATCTTTGGCCCTTCAGGAGCGGGCAAGACGGTTCTTTTGTGTTCCCTTGCCGGCAACGCCCAGAAGAGCGGACGACGGATCCAGTTTCACGACCCAGAAGCCAGGTTAAATAAACAGTTCGCCCGCATGTTTGGACTGAATTCGGATGAACTTGAGTACACCACCCCGGACACAGTCACGGAATTGTTCAAGTCCATTCGGGAGTCCGCCCAAAAAGAGGGCGAGTTAGGTGTGTTTGCCGACTCCCTAGCCGCCCTGTCCACTGACCTTGAAATGGATAATGAAGACGGGGACAAGATGGGAATGCGTAGGGCCAAGGAGTTCAGCGAAGAACTTCGTAAAACGGCCCGCATCATCACCAACCAGAATGTCCTGATGGTGTGCTCTAACCAGGTGCGCCAGAATGCCAACGCCGGGCCCTTTGACCAGAAGTACATCACGCCAGGCGGGGAGGCAGTGGCATTTTATTCCAGCCTTCGCCTACGTTGCTTCAACCCCACCAAGATCAAGGTGAAGCGTAAGGTAGGCCAGCAGGAGTTTGAACGGGTGGTTGGTGTCCGTACCATGGTGGAGGTATACAAGTCTTCTGTATGGGAGCCTTACCACCAAGCGGATGTCTATATCATGTATGACTACGGCATTGATGACATCCGCGGTAACCTCATGTACGTCAAGGGAATTACTGGCAACTTCAGGATTGGGGACACGGAACTTGGCAAAACCATCAACAAAGCCATCAAGGATGTTGAGGACGGAAACCTAGAACAAGACCTCAAAAACTACACCATCGATCTTTGGAATGAGGTCCAGGAGGCTTTCACAGAGCCACGAAAGCCTCGCCAGTTGTAGGACGAAAGGAGCTCGGTCCCATGATTACAGTTTTGGAGTTGGGGAGACCTAGGTCCGGCGGGTCCCTCAGTGTGGCCAGACTTCCACGGTCACGGAGGTTCGTATGACTAAAAAGAAGGCAAGGATTACTCCGCAATCTGCCAAAGCAAAGGGACGCAACCTGCAGAACTGGGCGGCCCAAAAGATCTCGGAGGTCCTCAACCTTCCTTGGGGCAAGGATGAGATGATTGCCTCCCGGGAAGCCTCTCAATCGGGTACAGACATTAGGCTGGTGGGGGAGGCGAAAGAACGGTTTCCATTTTCCGTGGAGTGCAAGTGGCAGGAGGTCTGGAACGTCCATTCGTGGATCAAACAGGCCCAGGACAACCAAGAGGAGGGTACCGATTGGTTGGTGATTGCCAAACGTAACCGAATGAATCCAGTAGTCATTATGGATGCAGGTCGTTTCTTTGACCTTCTCCGTACAATAGAGCAAGGGGACAAAGGACGTTTGGCTCAACTGTTGCGGTCATCTGCTAACGAGTAGTGCCACACAGGACCACGCCAATCCTACCCCGGACCTCAAGCGTGGTCCTGTTTTATGTCCAATGAAAAAAGGAGAGGAGGGATTCCAATGATTGAAAGTGTAGAGATTAGAAACTTTCAGTCCCATGAGCACACGGTACTTGAGTTCGTGCCTGGGACAAATGTGATTATCGGCCTCTCGGATGCTGGGAAGTCAGCCGTATTCAGGGCCATCAATTGGGTACTGTCCAACCGACCACTCGGAGACGCCTACCGTTCCGAATGGGGAGGGGACACTCACGTCATCCTACGGTTGTCAGATGGTAACGTGGTGGAGAGGTTTCGGTCTGCTTCCTCTAATGAGTACCGGGTGAACGGGGAAATCCTCAAGGCGTTTGGGTCTGACCCACCGGACGCGGTACTTGAGGTCCTGCGTATGGACTCAGCTAACATACAGGCCCAAGGCGCACCACCCTTCCTGTTGTCAGCGTCACCGGGGGAGGCCGCACGTATGCTCAACAAAGCGGCGTCCTTAGACGAGATCGACAAAACCATCGCCAACCTCCGCAAGTCCCTGCAGGAAACTAACCGCCAGCTGGAATACAACACCAAGCAGAAGGAAAGACTGGAGGAAGAACTCAAGGAGTATGACAACCTGCCGGGCCTCGAACAACGGGTGATGGATGTTGAAGGACTGGAGCGGAAGGTGCAGGCGCAGAAAGACACCATCGATACCCTGTTTAGGTTGGTAACCCACGGTGGTCGGGTTGCCACAAACCTTGCGGAACTGGACCATGTACCTACCCTGATGGAGCGGTGTGCGGAAGTCACCGAACGTCACAAGCAACTTGAAAGGAATCTAAGTCGTTCCAACACCCTGTCCAGTATAGTAAGGCAGGTTCAGGTTACGGAAAGGGACCTTGGGAAAACTGAGAGGGTTTCCCATCTCCTTGGCACCCATACCATACTGACCAAACAGTACCAAGACTGCATAGACCGGAAGTCCCAGTTGCTTGAGTTGAAGCGGTTGGTACGCCGGATTAGGTCCACACAGGAGGGACTGGACCGTACAAAGGTAATTGATACGGCGATTCACGCCCTTGTCACGGTCGAAACTGCCTTAACCCAATACCAGAAAGTCCAGACCACCGTCGACCGATTAGAACGGCTGATTTTACAGGTTGAGGAACTAACCCCACGTATTGACAAACTGGACCGGACGATTGACCTAATCGAGGACGAGTACCACAAGATTTCACCTGAGACGTGTCCGCTATGTGGAGGGAAGATGTCAAAATGAGTCAACAACATGAACTTCAATGGCGGCGGGGTATGAAGGGCAAAACGATCAATTCGGTATGACCATCATCGACCGTATGTTCTAAGGGTGTGTGCTACTAATGGCGAAGTTTCAACGAAGGCGTACTAAAACCAACAAAGAGCACAAAGGACCCGTGTCGGCCATCCTGGTCTCAGACATCCACCTTACCGATGCTGTCCCGGTGTCCCGCACGGACGACTACATAAAGGCGCAGGAGCGGAAGTTGAAGTTCTTGCAGGACTTGAGCAAGGAACACCAGGCTTTGATCCTGCATGGAGGTGACTTGTTCCACTCCTGGAAAGCCAGTCCATGGCTACTAGCGTGGGCGTACCTGAACCTCCCGACTCCCATGGTTACTATTGCGGGGAACCACGACCTCCCTCAACACTCCATCGACCAGTACCATCGGTCCGCCCTACACGCCTTGGAAACAGTTATGGACGAGGGGCGGTTACGTGTACTGAAGGAAAACCCGGCCGAGTTTACCATTGGGGAAACCCATCGGGTCCTTCTCCTTCACGAACTGATTTGGCCGGAGTCCCAGCGATCCTTGCGGAACAGGGTGGGAGGGTTGACTGCCCGGGACGTACTGGAGCAGTACCCAGGATATGACCTTATCCTCACTGGGGACAACCACACTCCGTTCATTGAAGAGAAGGACGGATGCATACTGGTAAACCCTGGGAGCACCATGCGGAGTACGGCAGATCAAGAAGATCATAGGCCCCGTTGCTACTTGTACTACGCCGAGAGCAATACAGTGGAGCCCGTCTACCTCCCTATTGAGGACGGGGTACTGGACCGGACCCACCGGGACAAGGTACAGGAGAGGGACGAACGCCTGTCTGCCTATATTGAGCGCATGGGGATGAACTGGGAAGTAGGGTTATCTTTTAGGCAGAACCTTGAGGCATTTTTCCAGGAGAACAACACACCGAAGAAGGTAGTTGAACTCATTTGGAGCCACATGGAGGGTTAAGGCCACAATGGGCAAAGGAGCATACCTGAAGAACTAACGCTGTCAGGTACAAGAGATTGAACGAAAGAAAGGGGAACGCCGCAATGAACAATGACAACCTTGGTCAACGGTTACTGAAGCTGAAGGAACAGTTGGAGAAGAAGAAGGAACAACGGTCCCAGCTTCAGGGTGAACTCAAGAGCCTCATGAAACAGTTGAAAGACGAGTTTGATGTCGATACCCTGGAGGAAGCGGAAGCTATGCTTGAGGAACAAACAGAGGCACTGAACAAACTCGAACAAGAGCTTGAAACCAAGATCAAGGAACTGGAGGAGGAAATGGGCGAGTGACCACCTCCCGGATCCGAGCACTACGGTCAAACGTGGAGCGCCGCAAAGGTGAACGGGACCGCCTCCAAAAGACCATCGACGATTTGACGGAAAACATACGTCGGGACACCGTACATGCTCGCCGGTTGGAACGGGCGCTCGAAATTGTCAAGCAGGTTGGACTTGCCACTCAAAAGCAACTGGAGTACCACCTGGCAGAGCAAGTGTCCTTAGCCATGGAGGCGGTGTTTGACGACCCGTACAAGCTAAAGGTGACCTTTGAGGAGAAGCGAGGGCAAACGGAGGTCCAACTTCTGTTTACCCGCAGGGGCCTTGAGTTTCCACCCATCGGGAGTTCGGGCGGAGGAACCATTGACGTGGCTTCATTGGCACTACGGATTGCCTACTGGTCAATGAGACGGGACCAACGCCCCCGGCCAACGTTGTTACTGGATGAACCGTTCAGTCAGTTGAAGGGTGAAGAAGCAAACAAAAGAGCCCTTGCCATGCTTCAGGAGATCAGCCACAAACTTGGCATACAGGTAATCACGGTGAGTGACGAACGGGTGTCTCGGGAAGACATTATTGCCAATGCCGACCGGGTGTTCTTCACCAGACAACGGGACGGTGTGAGCAAAGTATCTGTCTTATAACCAAGGAGGACTCCATCAGGGCCGGTCAACACGCCGGCCCTGCCCGAATTCCCCCGGAAAATTTTTTGCGTTTTTTTTGCGGAAAGGGCTTGTGCTCTCCTCACCTATATGTTATTATATAGGTGAGGTGAGGGGAATGAAACCCCACCCGAAACTAACCACCAAGGGGGAACAAACAATGACGACGATGACCAGCCAAATTAAGGAGCCTGTAGTCAAGACCGTAACCACCCAGGAGAAAAGCAAGTCCCGCAAGACCCGCTTGTACATCTTCAGCGACATTTGGGAGACCGAAATTGGCAAAGCTGCAACCAGCGACGCCGAGATAGCTGAAATAGGCAAGGTCATGGTTCGCCGGTACCGCAAGGTCCTGCCTGAGATCTTGAAGCAGGCTGGGATCCCAGAAGCCAAAGCGTCGTGGTCGTGGAAAGCAGGTTGCTCGTGTGGATGCACGCCCGGGTTCATTCTGGACAAGGGCTACGGGATGGATATTTTCGTAGACGTATCGTTCGCCTAACAAAACACCAGGACAAGCCGGGCACAGTCTCGGCTTGTCTTTTGGCTGATTTGTAAAAAGGGCTTGCATTCTCCCCTACTATATGTTATTATGTAAGTGAGGTGAGGGGAATGAAACCCCCACCCGAAACTAACCACCAAGGAGGCCGGTCAAAATGGCGGCAACGTTTATCCGTAAGTTTTCGCTCTGTACTGCGGACTGCGCTGACGGTGTTCACACTCCGGATTTCGAGGTTTGCGAGCGTTGTGGCGCTCACATTCATAAAGAGGTTTTCGAGGTGCAAACTGATTCGGACCGAATCCTTGTCGGTTCTGAGTGCTTTAAGGATGTCATGGGCTACAAATGGACGGCGGCCCATGAAAAAGCCCTTGAGGTTGCGGAGCGTGTGCGAGAGATAATTCAACGGCGGCCGGGGTACACATTTGCCCGCCAGATCAACGGCCGGGTTGCGGAATTCGCTGATAGTGAAGGCTTCAGCCGATTCTTTCGAGCCAATCTGCCTCACGGATTGAACCGAACGGTCATGAGGGCCGGCGCCGATCTCGGTCTATGGTACTACGTTCGGGAACGGAACATCATCGAAATTGACCCCGCCTGACGATGGCCCGCTGGTCACGGGCCGAAACCGGGCGCTACGCACGGTCGGCGGAAGCCAAAAACAAACGCAGATGAGGGAAACACAAACACAACTCCCTCAACCAAAGGAGGAGACACAAATGACAATGTTGACGATCGCGGAACAGGTAGCACGCTTGATGGGCAACGATGGACAGCGGTGGGAGGCCGAGGATGGTCGTACGCTGGATCAGGTCGCAGAGGATCACGGAGTGGACATCGAAATGAACCCGAATAAGCCGCACCTGACGCGGTACGTGTTCGACGACGGTTCGGCAATCGTCGCGGCTGAAAATGGCTGGGACATCGAGGGATCGGAACCGTGGTCTTGGCAGAGTAAGGAGTAACCGCCCTGACGAGGCCAGGTGGTACCTGGCCGAAACCGGAGCCAGTGCTCCGGTCGGCGGAAGCCAAAAACAAACAGGGAGGAACAAACCATGTCGACCAAACGACCGAACAAGTTTCGCCGAACTATTTTCCCGAGTAAGTCTTGGAGGGACCAGAAGTGGGCAAAGGACGTATGCTTTGAGCATGGCGTCAACCTTGACAACATAGAGGCAGAGGGGGAAGTTGTTGACCTGGCCCTTGCGGTGTCTGAGGCCAAATACGTCCTAAGTTGCTACTTTGAGAGTGGGCACTCGGCGGCAGATGAACTCCAGTCCCCAGACCCTGATGTAAGGTCTTTTGCTCGCAGTGAGGTAAGGGATCTGAAGAAGTTCATCCGCAAGTACGAGAGCAAGGTCCAGCAGTAGGACGGGCCGAACAGGTACCACCCACCATAGGCCCCAGCGTATGGGGCCTATGTCACGTAGTAATTCTTTTCAGGAAAAACGTCAAAAGGGCTTGTGTTCTCTTCCCCTATATGTTACAATATAGTTAGCAAGAGGGAACACATACCAACACAACCAACACAAGGGAGGAACAAAACATGGCTATGCAACTAATCAAGGAAGGAAACAAATGGATCCTCAAGGGTACGCGGTACCAGGACAAGGACATCCCAAAGAGGGCTGGCTTCCGTTGGAGCCCTGCAAAGCGGGTCTGGTGGACGGACAAAGAAGACCGGGCGGCAATGTTAGTTACCTACGCCACTGCAGAGGTAAAAGCAGAACTTGAGGGAATCACTAAGCGGCGGCAAAAGGCGCTTGAATTAAGCCGTGCCGCAGATGCGGACGTGGACATCCCAGCCCCGGACGGACTACACTACCTACCGTACCAGAAGGCGGGTATCGCCTACGGTCTAAACACTCCTAACGTACTGATCGCTGATGAGATGGGACTTGGAAAGACCATCCAGGCACTCGGCATCATCAACGCCGATCCAACAATCAAAACGGCCCTGATTATTGTACCAGCCAGCCTGCGAATTAACTGGCTACGGGAGGCCCGGAAGTGGTTAGTCCGTGACTACTCCATCGAAATCGCCGACGGTGACGACTTCCCGAACACGGACATCGTTATCATCAACTATGAGCGACTCGGCAAGCATCGCAACGCCATCAGGGCCCGGGAGTGGGACCTGTTGGTGTGTGATGAAGCTCACTACATTAAGAACTCCAAGGCCCAGCGGACAAAGGAGATCATGGGATCGTGGGACAAGAAGAAACAGGACTGGGCGATCACCCCACTTGAAGCCCGGCGCAAGGTTATGTTGACAGGTACGCCCATCCTCAACCGACCGATTGAACTGTGGAACCTGCTCCGTTTGCTCGACAAGGATCGCTGGACTAACTTCATGTATTTCGCCAAGCGGTACTGTAATGCACATCACAACGGATGGGGATGGGACTTCACCGGGGCCAATGAAGAGACGCTACCGGAGTTGCAACGCATCCTGCGAGAGACCATTATGGTACGTCGCCTGAAGAAGGATGTATTGACCGAACTCCCACCCAAGCGTCGCCAGATCATCGAGATTCCGGCGGATGGTATGAAGCGGGTACTGAACAAGGAGAAGAAGGCATGGGCTCCATACGAAGAACAGTTCAACAGGCTCCAGGCCAAGGCTGACTCAGCAAAGGCGGCGGGAGACCAAAAGGCATATCGCCAGGCAGTCGAAGAGTTGACCATGGCAATGGAAGTGGCCTTCGAGGAACTGTCTGCCCTTCGTCACGAAATGGGTGTCGCGAAGGTGCCAGCAGTCATCGAGCACATCAAGGAAACCCTGGAGAACATAGACAAACTGGTTGTGTTTGCCCACCATCACGACGTAGTCAACGCCATTGCGGAAGCATTCGGCGACATCGCCGTCAAGTTGACAGGTGTTGAAAACTCCAAGGAGCGCCAGGCGGCAGTCGACCGCTTCCAGAATGACTCCTCCTGCCGGTTGTTCATCGGGACGATTGGGGCAGCGGGAGTCGGACTCACACTGACAGCGGCGTCCATGATGGTCTTCGCAGAGCTTGACTGGGTGCCCGGTCGAGTAACACAGGCAGAGGACCGAATCCACCGTATCGGCCAGTTGGACAGTGTACTGATTCAGCACCTTGTGGTTGACGGAAGCCTCGACGCCAAGATGGCTTGGGTGCTTGTCCAGAAACAGGAAATCATCGACAAAGCCCTGGACGACCCACTGGAGGCGATGGAGTCTCCCGCAATCAACAAGGAGGTTACGGAAACATGTACCCCGGCACTGTCGCCTGTCCGCCGTCCTTCCGAGTACGATGAGGAAGCGGCACAAATGACACCGGAGCAGATTCAAGCTGTTCACGAAGGACTTCGCATCCTGGCTGGTTGGGATGAAGATCGGGCGACAGAGAAGAACGATATCGGGTTCAACGCCTTTGACGGGGACCTGGGACACTCACTTGCTATGCAGGACAGCCTGACCCCACGCCAGGCGGTACTCGGGCGCAAGATGCTTCGCAAGTACCACCGCCAGCTAGGTTGGGACCTGCTGCAGGTGATGGGGATTACCCGCGACTAACAAGGATCATATGCGAGATGGGCCTAGCAACATAAGCTAGGCCCACAGAGTTACATATCTAATCAAAGGAGATGTGGACAATGGCTAGAAGGAACCGCCCACGTTACTCAAACCAGAAGCACAAGCACTTAAAGCGGCCCCGGTCCTGGCACCGCTCTTGCCTGAAGACCATCGACCAGATCGCCGAAGAGTTGGGGGTGAAGAACCAAGCGGACGGAGTTGCTAGGGACCTGTTAATGAACGACGAATGGGAGGAAACAGTAGAACAATACAGGGAGTAGGAGGGAGAGACTTTTGAAGCATATTGTATTCTATAGTGGCGGTATTGGTAGCTGGATGGTGGCTAAGAGGGTTGTAGAGAAGTACGGGAAGGATAATGTTATCCTCTTATTTACTGATACTCTGATTGAGGACGCAGACCTTTATCGGTTTATTGATGAGACAGCCGAACAGTTTGGGGCAGAGCTAGTAAAATTAGCGGAGGGGCGTACACCATGGCAAGTATTTAAAGATACCAGATTCCTAGGGAACGCCAGGCTTGCAAAGTGTTCCCATGTGTTAAAGCAAGAGCCTGCTATGAAGTGGGTAAAGGAAAACTTCAAACCAGAGGAGTGTGTACTATATCTAGGAATTGATTGGACGGAGGCGCACCGGACGGAGGCACCTACACGGAACTACGCACCGTACAAGGTAGAGTTTCCTTTGTGCGATCCTCCTTACTTGACCAAGGATGAGATGTTAGATGAGTTGTCTAAGGATGGTATTGAACAGCCTAGACTGTACACTCTAGGGTTCTCGCATAATAATTGCGGTGGAGGGTGTGTACGTGCTGGGCAAGGGCATTTCACACATCTATTAAAGACTCTTCCAGAAGTATACGATGAATGGGAAAGAAATGAGCAGGAGATTCGAGATTACTTAGGAAAAGACGTAACAATTCTCAGGAGAACACGGAAGGGCGTAAGGTTCAACCTTAGCCTTAAAGAGCTTCGGGAAGAGATTGAAGCGGAGCAGACAGATGCTATAGACTTCGCAGAGATCGGAGGCTGTGGATGCTTTGTAACATTCGATGATACAGGGGAGGAAGGTACAGAGTGAAGATTTACACAGAACCGAAAGTGTGGCTTGTGTCCACCACCAAGCTGGCGGAAGAACTGTTCGACAAGGCGGGGGAGATTGCTCAGTACCTGCCGGGGTTTGATGAGTGGCTGGTCAAGGCCATAGAAGCTAAGGACAAGGATGGGGAAATCGCTGTTGAGTTGGGTGGGCGTAACTGTTACCACTCATGGAACAATCCCGCCGGCCGAACCAACCGGGAGTACGTACAGAACATCATTATGCAACAACACTACTCGGTCCTTGAACACGGATTCGCCGGGTTCCTTATCTTCGCCAACAGGGAAATCACACACGAAATGGTCCGCCATCGTCACCAGTCTCCATCCCAGGAGTCAACCCGTTACGTATCCTACGGGGAAGGTGAGAAGCAAAAGGAACCAACCTTTGTGGTGCCGGAGATGTTCCTTGAGGACCCGAATGACAAGATAACAGTAGAACGGTACCTACGGGCTGTCATGGATATGTATAACTGGGCGCACGAGAACGCCGCCGAACGGTACGTCAAGATTCAGGACCGTACCATGAAGCGTAAACTTGCCCGGCAGGCGGCACGGGGCACCCTTCCCCATTGGCTGTCTGCTACCATCATGATGACGGGCAATTACCGCGCATGGCTTGAGGCTCTTCCCAAGCGCCTCAGTTACCATGCCGACATCGGTATCCGAAAAGTGTACCTGCAGATCCTCGACAAGCTAGAGGATGAAGCCCCCAACATCTTCAGGGGACTGTTTGAGCGGAAGACGTGGGAGGACGGTACCACCTATGCAGTCTTGAATGGATCGGACGATTAAATCAACCACTGAGGGCCGGGTTATTCCGGCCCTATTTTTTTGCATGAATTTACGGAAAGGGCTTGTACTCTCTTCCCCTATATGTTATAATATAGTTAGCAAGAGGGAACACACACCAACACCTCACAAACACAACCAGCAGGGAGGAACAATAAATGGTTACGCAGAAAGTGGAGTCGCTCAAGGAGTTCGGTTCGATGGAGTTGCTCAACATGCTGCAGGAGCACGCCATCAGTGCCCCGATCAACTCCGACAATCTCAGGATCATGAACGACCTGATCCTGACCGCTGGAGACTACGGAATAGGGCTTGTCATCATCACCCGGGAGGACGGCTCAGGCTTCGTCATTCACATCTGCGAGTAAGTAATAACACAGGGGCCGGGCAACTGGCCCCACTCACTTCATTCTTCAAGGGAGAGTGACTGGCATGGAAAAGCAGGTGGATTACATAGCAACGGCGGAGGCACTCGGGAGGCAGGCGTTCGAGCAATGGTACGTACCCAATCCCATGAAGCACGACGAACTACAGTCATTCCTGCTAACAGTCCCACAGGATAAGATCGCTTTAGTTATCGAAGCCTGGCGATCAGCGTATTACAAGGCAAACGACGCTTCACTCAAAAGTCATCTCAATCCCACGCATTATCCGAAGGCAGCTATCAAGTGGCCAGAACCGACTGTCGAGGAGCCCGACATAGAGCAATTGCAGGAGTGGCTCATGGACTCCATTTGTGAAGCCACGGACGGTTGCGAGATTGAACACGACGGAGTCTGCAAGCACGGACATCCATCCTGGTTCAGGTATCTTGGAATTATTTAGCACATAGGGCTTGTATTCTCTGCTCCTATATGTTATTATATAAGTAGCAAGAGGAAAACACAGAAACGGAGGGTGATCAGAATGACGACGCTTCGCGCATCGTACATGATCGACGGCAAGAGGGAGGAAATCGAACTGACAATCGACGAGGAGCTGGCAACGGCTGAGGACGGGCGGCAGGACATGGATCTATCGTATGGCGAGATCGACGCAAGGTACGATGGAGTGGCGCATGTTATCACCCCGTGGATGTTTAAGATAGACGACAAGGTTTTCTCGACTTGGGAGACGCTAACGATGATTTGGGCCGATGTACATCGACTTCTGGGCCGGCCATACGAAGGACCGCAGGATAATTCACTCATCATTACGCGGCTGAATGTACTTGGGATTGCGCCTGAGTGGCTTAACGACGAGGAAACCAGGATAAAAACAAACGTATTTGGGTGGGAGGCCATAAGCCCTGAATGGCTCGCCTGACGAGGCCGGGTGGCGTCCGGCCGAAACGGCCCGCATGGGCCGTAGCGGGAAGCCCCGCAACATTGCCCAAAAAGAAAAGGAAGGGTGTTCACGTATGACTCGTGACCAGTTTGTGAACGAATGCGCTGCAAAAGTCAAGGCGCGGGTAGACGATATCCCGCTTGAGCTTGCTGTGAGGGCGTATAGCGGGATATCGTTCACGCCTGAGCTGCGGGCGGAACGAGTGCGGGAAGAGTATGTTGCCCTCATTCAAAGCGTTGCCGAAGATCTGTCCCCGTTAGTAACCAACGCTGAGCAACGCGCCATTTTCGAAGAAGAGTTGGAACGCTACCGTCGACGCTATATTGACCTTTTGACCAGGTACCTTGCAGCCAAAAGCCAGGTCGTAAGTCCCATGATAGCGGGACCGGCGAATTTCCCGGTGGCTAAGCACGAGAAGGCCATCAGATCTGAGCAGAAGCGGCTTGATGAATTGGTCTCTTGGTCCGAGCGAGCGAAGGAAGCCATCCGCAGAAAGCTTCTGGACGCTCGTTCGGAAGAGGAAATTGAAGCAGAAAAGGTTCGCCGTCTAGTGGAGGAGGTTAGGGTAAGCATCGAGACGATTAAGCGCATTGACGCCGGGGAATACATTGGCGGAAGAGACCTGTTCAAATCCAGCATCGAGGGCTTCATTCGTCGAGCTGCGGATCGTGGCGACATCAAGGCCGCTCGCGAAGCGCTTCGGGTTGTAGCAGAAGCGCAAGCAGATATGAAACGTCCGATTTTCACCAAGCGGCATTCGATTTGGCGTTATGTGGACGAGGCGGAAGCCCGCCTTCAGAAGCACAAGGAATTAGCGGAAGCAACTCCTAAGCACACCATTATTGAATACAAGGGAGCAACGGTCATTGACAATCTGGAGGCCGATCGGGTGCAGATCATATTCGACGACATCCCGAGCCAAGAAATTCGCTCAGCGCTTAAGCACCAGGGTTGGCGTTGGAGCCCAAAGGCTGGCGCCTGGCAACGCAAGCGGACCACGAATTCTGTCCAAAGCGCCCGTCACATCTTGAGCACGTATTACGAGGAGAAGTAGCCCCCGCCATGTCCCACGACCCCGCCTGACGATGGCCCGCTGGTCACGGGCCGAAACCGGGGCAAAGCCCCCGGTCGCGGGAGACCACACACTAAACAAAAGGAGGCATATTCACGGCACATGGCGCGACCTTGTTCGGTCGCGCCATGCTTGTGTTGTAAGTTGTATGTCGATCATCGCTAGCACTTAGTGTAGCCGCAGGCTTTACAGACGAAACAGCCTTCCTCCCGAGCTAGGGCGGCGATTCCGCACGTGGGACACAGATCCATGCCGGAGCCGAAATCGATC